TAAAATTGATTACAGGTGAAGAGTTGATTGCAGATGTAACGGGTAGCGAAATACTTACCTTAAGTAAACCATGTGCAATACAAATGGTCCCATCACGTCAAAATCCTGAACAACCTATGATGGGTATGTTCCCTTATGCGGCTTATACTGAGGATCATTCTATTGAGGTAGATAGGGCTAGAGTTGTCTGGAGCGCAAAACCTGTCAAAGAACTTTACAATCAATATAATTCAGCTTTCGGTTCAGGCATTCAACTGGCCGGTCTATAATGTTTCACGTCATAATGCAAAATATTATGAAAAATGAAAAGAAATCTCACCCCGTAACTCTTGTAAATCCGATTAACTCGGAGGAGTGGATATGTGAGGACTATACTGACATCCGTGTTATTGATGGTGTGGAGTATGTTAAGGTACGTAAGCCTCATATGAGACATTCAGTATCCATGCGCAAAGAGGCGTTACGTAAGAAGTAACAGTTGATAGTAACGTGGGACAGCTATATAATAGACTCATTAACTAAGGAATGTTATGAAAAAGTTTCTCGTAGTATTGTTACTTTTAGTCTCAGCTAATGCATTTGCACAATACCGTCATTATGGCCATCACGGTCATTACGGTCATCGACCTAGCAGTGGTAATTGGGTTGCCCCTCTTATCGGTGGAGTAATTGTAGGGGCTATTTTAACTGATGCTGCTCGCGCTAACCAACCAGCACCACAACCACCTATTATTATCCAGCAACCATTTCCTCAAACCAGTACTTATAATTGCTTGGTTCAGGTATATGATCCTATTACACGTATAGTTAAAAATGAGGTCATGCTCTGCGTTAATCAATGAAGATTTTAATTACCGGGTATAAGGGCTTTATCGGACAAAATGCCGTTAATGCTTTAAAAGATGCTCATGACTTAGTTATGTTTGAGTGGGGTGATAGGTATCCTGATCTTACAGGTATTGACTGTGTGATGCATTTCGGTGCAATATCTGCTACTACAGAACGTAATGTAGAAAAGATAATGAGACAGAATTACGACTTTAGTGTTCTGTTACATCAGTACTGTGCAAGAGAAAATATTAACTTTCAATACTCTAGTTCCGCTTCTGTCTACGGGTTAAATAAATCGTTTGCAGAAACTGATCCAGTCGATCCACGTACCCCGTATGCTTGGAGTAAGTATATGTTCGACAAGTACGTTACCGATCACCCTACAAACAATATAGTTCAAGGGTTCAGGTACTTTAATGTTTACGGTCCTTACGAGGAACATAAAGGTAACCAGGCAAGCCCCTATCACCAGTTTAAAAAACAAGCTATTGAAACCGGAGTAATTAAATTATTTAAAGGTAGTGAAAATTACTTTAGAGACTTTGTTCCTGTAGAGACGGTTATTAACACTCATATTAAGTTTCTGGATATTAAAGAATCGGGGGTATGGAATGTTGGAACTGGTACTGTAAAGTCCTTTCAAGAAGTTGCAGAAAAGATTGCCTCCCTATATAATGTTCGTATAGAGTATATTGATATGCCAGATAATTTAAAATCTAGTTATCAAGAGTATACTAAAGCTGATCTAACAAAATTAAACCGAACTCTGGGCTTATAGCTTAATGGTAAAGCAGTCGACTCATAATCGATTGAGTCTAGGTTCAATTCCTAGTGGGCCCACCATATTATGAAAACTTATATTGCTGAAATTTTAGACGCCGAAGATGGATCTGGAGACGGTATCCTTCAACTACCAGAAGACTTCTGTAAAGATGATGACTGGCGAGAAGGTGATCGTATCCATATGGAAGTAGTTGGGGAAACTGTTAAGTTAACAAATTTAGATAGGAATAGACGTGAAGGTATATTTGAGCAAATACCGCTACCATTGGATTAGTCCATATACGGTACTGGAAAAAGTTTTCTTCTGGCGTGAGATTGATTATGACGAACCTATCATTGATAAATGGTCAGATCGTCTAACACCTATCTGTCAAGGTATTCAGAAAGTTCTCGACTTTATACATCCTAAGATTAATTACGTTAAAATTGATCGATGGGATACATGGAGTATGGACTATACTCTATCTCATATCATTGTACCGATGCTTAAACAGCTCAAAGAGACGAAGCATGGATCCCCTTTTGTAGATGATGAAGATGTGCCAGAAGAACTAAAGAGTACATCTGCACCACCAAAGGAAAATGATTGGGATACAGATGAAAATCATTTTAAACGTTGGGATTGGGCTCTTAATGAAATGATCTGGGCGTTTGAACAAAATTTAGATGATAAGAGTGAAGAAAAGTTCTTCGATCATGCCGAATGGGACGAGAAAGAAAAAGACTTCAATAAGAATCTTCATAAGATTAAAATCGATCAAGTAGGGCTTAAAGCACATCAAGATCGTAAAGCAAACGGGTTCCGTTTATTCGGTAAATACTATCAGGGGTTGTGGGATTGAGTATTTTAGTTATTACACCCACTATAGGGTCTCCAGAATTAGCTGATGCGATACACTCCGTATTAAATCAAACAAATAAAGAGGTAGAACACCTTCTAGTAGTAGATGGTGTTCAGTTTTCATCTAGAGTAGACGAGGTATTAAACGATGCAAGAATCATTACAGGTGGAAAAGTTAAACGATTGGACTTACCGTTTAACACCGGTGGGGGCGGCTTTTACGGGCACCGAATCATGGCTGGGATTGGCCATCTTATCAATCACGATTATGTTCTCTTCTTAGATCAGGATAATTGGTTTGAGCCCGAACATGTGGACTCATTATTAAATACGATTGAGACTAAAAAACTAGATTGGGCTTATTCCCTCAGACAGATTTTTGATAAAGATAAGAATTACTCCACTGTGGATAATTGTGAATCATTAGGTAGGTGGCCTGCATGGGTAAACGAAGATGCTTATCTAATAGATACAAGTTCTTATTGTTTTAAGACGTCCTTCTATCGACAGGTATGTCATATCTGGGATTTCGGGTGGGGTGGGGATAGACGATTCTATACTATTTTAAAAGACCACATTAAGCATGACAATTATGCCTGCTCTGGTAGGCACACGCTTAATTATCGCTTAGGGGGTAACGAAGGATCGGTTACTAAAGAATTCTTTGACCAAGGCAATAAGGTAATGCTTGATAAGTATAAAAAAATAGAAAACTTTCCATGGTTAAATCAGTCTTCGTAAACGGTACATTTGATATCTTACATCCGGGTCACCTAGCTCTGCTTAACTATGCTAAAAGCCTTGGAGATAAATTATTCGTAGCTATTGATAGCGATGAGAGAATAAAACAGTTAAAAGGTCCAACAAGACCTATTTACGATGCATTTCAGCGTAAGACTATGTTACTTAATCTCAAGGCAGTAGACGAGGTTGAAGTATTCAGTAGTGATGAAGAGCTTGAGATGTGGATTAAACAGATTAAACCTTCTATAATGGTAGTAGGTAGTGACTGGCGCAATAAGACCGTGATAGGTAGCCAATACGCTAAACGATTAGAATTTTTTGAACGCATTGATGATTACTCCTCCACAAAAACCATATCAAATATTATTAATAGGTGATAGCTGTATCGATGAGTACCAGTATGGTACAGTAGATCGTATCAGCCCAGAAGCCCCGGTGCCTATTTTTAAATATCTTCGCTCGGAAGAAAAACCAGGTATGGTTTATAATGTAAAGAATAATTTAGAAAATCTAGGTTGCCAAGTTACATTGCTTACCCGAGACCCATCTAGAAAAATTAGATTAATTGATAGTAGAACCGGTCACCATATTACACGTATAGACCGTGACGTACTTTCCGTACCTGTAGACATATTACCAAGTACACTTGAATATGATGCTATAGTCATTTCAGACTATGATAAGGGAGTTGTTACATACGGGTTGGTTGAAGAGCTAATTAAAACAGCCGCATGCCCTATTTACATAGATACAAAGAAAAAAGATCTTAAAAGATTTGAAGGTGCAATTGTAAAGATTAATAGTTTAGAAAATAGTCTGGCTATATCTTACCCTACAGAATTAATTGTAACGCAAGGTAGAGAAGGTGCACG